ATGCAATGCAAACTGTATATAGATGGCAATGCGAGTGTTATTCTTATGAATAAAATCGATTATGAAAGGCTGAAAGAAGAAGGAATCTTCATAAGAGATGGCAAAAGTCAAGATTCAGCCGGAGTGTTGAATACAACCAATACTTTCATTGAAAAAAATTAATACTCAAAAAATTTAAAAATGAATGGAATCCACCTGTGTGAAAGATGTAAATATTGCACGCATTCACCCAATTTATTTCAGCCATATTATTGGTGTTCGTGGTATGGGAAAGAAGTAAAAACACCGATTAACAGATGTGATAAAATAACCCTCAAAACGGAACAGATATGAGTTACATAGATAGCACAAGAAAATCGTATTCATCTCCATACGAGATAACGGTCTGTATGACCAAAGAGGAATGTAAGATATTGCTTCCGTTCTTTCAGAAAGCATATAAGAGTGTAAAATCAAAATACGAAAAGTATAATGATATTCACAATGGAGGGGAGGCTACGGAAAGAGAAGAAAATCTTCTTATGAAATACTCTGAGCAGTTGGAAAGACTGGAGAGTGTTTTATCATCTATTGATGAAATTTTAAAATAAGAAAATTATGAGTAAATATAAGATTATGAATTCCAAGAATAAACAAACTGAAATAAAGGCTTTTCTCTCCTTTATACTGGAACAAAGTAAGGAGACCGGTTTACATGTTTCCTGTACAATAATGTCAGAAGAGGATACTGGGGAGGGTTATGAGATATTTGCCGGACATGTTTCCAGTTGTAAGGGGGCAAGACTACATAGGCTGCTTTATGGTGCAATAGCTGTGAATGAGAACTTTCGGAAGGCGGTGACGTCCGCTCTGCTGGAGTACGAAAGGACTAAAACAGTGAACCGGGACAAGATGTCAATGAATTGAAAGGTGCAAAGTGTTCCGGGAACATCATCATTTCCGGTCCATTCCGGGTTGCTGCAATCCGGTAATTTTGTGTTGTCTTATGAAGTTGCGGCTTATTTATATAATTATTTGTTATGTATTTTAATGAAAACGAAATATTAAGGATAAAATCAGCGTCGGACGGCAGGTTGCTTGACGTTGTGCAGGATTTCCGGGAACTGAGAAAATCCGGCAAGGATTATGTTTGCGAATGCCCCAAGTGCAGAAGCGCGAAGAAATTCACGGTCAGCCCCGGCAAGAATCTGTTCAAGTGCTTCTCCTGCCAGATTGGCGGAGAGGGTGCCGTGTCGTATCTGATGAATATCGAAGGATACGGTTATACAGATGCGTTGGAATACCTTGCCAAGAAGTTCTGTGTGCTGCTGGACCCCCATCCGGACAAACCGGCTTGGAAACCGGTTCAGAAGATGAAGAAGGGAAGCAAGGCTGCCAAAGGGCTGGATACGGGTTCTTATTGCGCCCGAATGCTGGCCGCCTCGGGACTGACTTTCGAGGATGTGACCGCCAGTGTGTACAAGACCGATGATACGAAATCCGTGTTCCAATGCCGTACTTTCAAACCGGGAACGATTGATGAGCGGGGAATGCTGACGGCCAAGGGGGATGATGTCATCATAGAATATTATGATCTGGACGGCCTTCCTGTCCGTTATGTCCAGAAGGATAACAAGCGCAGGGCGGCCGGGGAGATGAAGGAATACTACCGCATTCGTTGGCAGTTCCCAGAAATGCATTTGGACAAGGATGGGAAGCCTTTCAAATACAAATCACCGCGGGGGTCCGGTACTCCTATATATATTCCGGAAAAGATACGCACCGCCTTCAAGAGCGGTACGAGGATAGACCGCCTGTATATCCAGGAAGGCGAGAAGAAAGCGGAGAAGGCGTGCAAGCATGGCATCCCGTCCATTGCCGTGTCAGGGATACAGAATCTGGGAAATAATGGCTCGCTACCGGAGGATTTCGTCAGGATTGTCACCGGTTGCCAGGTCAGGGAGGTGGCATTTGTTTTTGATTCGGACTGGGATGATATCTCAAGTAATATCAAGATAAACGATCCGGTTGAGAAACGTCCCAGGAACTTTTATTCCGCTGCTAGGAATTTCAAGGAGTATATGCGTAGTCTGAAGAACCGTGACATCTATCTGGAAATATTTGTAGGGCATATCCGCAAAAATGATGCAGGGGACAAGGGGCTTGATGACCTGCTGGCCAATACTCTTTTGGGAAAAGAGGACGAGCTGGCCGCGGATTTTGATTATGCCTGTAATGATAAGAAGGGTTCCGGCCAGTATGTAGAGATGTTTAAAATTACCGGTTTCACTGACCACAGGCTGATGGAGCTTTGGTGTCTTCACTCCCATGAGGCGTTTGCAGAGCGCCACAAGGATCTGCTGAAGAATCTTCCGGAATTCCTTTTCAACCGTTACCGCTGGAAATTCGATGAGGATGGCAAGGTCGTATCGGCTCAGCCCTTTGACGCGGACGAGCAGTTCTGGCGTGTGGTCAAGAGGAATGAGGGGAAAGATAACGAAAGATCGGATTATGAGTTTTGTTACGTGAATTCCCAGAACTTTTTACAGAACCGTGGTTTTGGGCGCCTGAGAAGACAGGACAAGAGTTTCTTGTTCATCCATCTGGAACCTCCTTTGGTTAGGTCCTTGGAGGCGAGCGACGTCCGGGATTACCTGTTCCAGTTCGCCAAGCATAATTGCTGCGTGGGAGTGAACGAGATGCTGATCAAGGGGGTGTCGCAGTATGTGGGACCGGACAAGCTATCACTGCTGGAGTACATACAGCCCGATTTCATTAAGCCTTCCCGGGACGGCCAGTATTTCTATTTCGATAAATCGTGCTGGCTGGTCACCCGTGACAGCGTAAAGGAAATGGGCTATGAAAATATCTCACATCATATCTGGGAGGAGCAGAGACGTGACTATCCGGCCAAATATCTGGGAAAACAGCTTGTCACCTTCAGGAAGGACGCTGATACGTATTCCTATGAGCTGACCGAAGACGGACACCGCTGCCATTATCTGCAATTCCTGATCAATGCCAGCAATTTCACATGGAGGAAGAAAAGCGGCGAGGTGACTCCCGAGGAGGAGAACGAGAACCATATCCATCTGCTTTCCAAACTGTGCGCCATCGGGTACATGCTGATGGAAGCGAAGGATTCCAATGTGGCGCGTGCGGTGATCGGTATGGATGGAAAGCAGTCGGAGGTCGGCGAGTCAAACGGGCGTTCCGGAAAGTCCCTTATAGGGGAACTCATGAGGAACGTCATGCCTATAGCCTATATTCCCGGAAAGAACTCCGACATCTTCAAAGACCAGTTTGTATGGAATGACGTGATGGAGAAAACCAAGCTGGTGTTTATTGATGATGTGCTTCAGAACTTCAACTTCGAGTTTCTGTTTCCAAACATTACCGGGGATTGGAGTGTTAACTATAAGGGAGGGCGGCGTATCACGCTGTCGTTCTCGCAGTCTCCCAAAATCTATATTGCCACGAACCATGCCATCCGCGGAACCGGCTCCTCTTTCACGGATCGCCAGTGGCTGTTGGCCTTTTCCGATTTTTATAATGAAAGCCACAAACCGGTTGACGATTTCGGAGCGTTGTTCTTTACCGAGTGGGATTTTGACCAGTGGAACCTGTGCTGGAACCTGCTGGCCAACTGTATCCAACTGTATCTGACGTTCGGTGTGGTCCAAGCTCCTGGAGAACGGCTTGAGGAGCGCAAACTGCGGCAGGAGATCGGGGAAACCTTCATTTCCTGGGCTGACGAGTATTTCTCTGCACCGGAGCATATCGGTTGCCGCCTGGTGAAGAAGGAGCTGTTCGACGCCTTGTGCTTGTATGATCCGGCCCAGCGGAAATATAATACCCCTGCCTCATTCAAGAAAAAATTCGTCATGTATTGCAAATGGAAAGGTTTTGTGTTTAACCCCCAGAAATATGACAGCAAGACCGGACTCCCCTATCAGGTCGATAAGGACGGACGTCCTGTCGTGGATGACAAGTCCGGCGGAGTGGAGTATTTCACGGTCGGTACCGGCAAGGAGATCATACAACCGGGAGAAGATCCCTTGGATCCTGATCTTCCGGGAAATTTGAGACTGGACTACTGACATGGCACGAAGTTATCAGGAAATATTGGAAAAGGTAATGCCTCTGGCCGGGCGTGATCCGGGCCGTTTCAAAAGGTTTTATGACCGGGTGACGGAGTTATTGCTCCGGATTCCCGAGGGAGGATCCATCATTGTATCCGAGCACTGCACAGCCCGCTCTTTGGAACTATTCATGGATGTGGCCGAAATGTGTATCATAGAGGAGCTGTTCCACAAGAGCATTAATGACGCATTGCTGGAGTTTTCTGATGACAGGAGTGAGATCCGGCGTTGTCCGGCCTGGCGGGCTGCGGTCCCTTACAGGCATTTCTACTCGGATAGAAATGTATGATATATCCCAATTTATATCATTGTAAAGTTAGTGATTTTTAGTGAGATATGCAAATAAAAAGGAAGCAATATGCTGAAAAAAGAGAATAAAATTTTTGTGGCGGTATGTCCTGATGTCCGGACACGCAGACAGATGATTTCAAGGCTTGCGGTCAGGCTGGGCTTTGCCCTGATACCTAGTGATGCGGCCAAGCTGATACAGGAGGATCTTTATTCCTGTGACCTGTCCACGGCTTATTTCGTGATGTGCGCCCAGTATAACTTCAGGAACTCCCCTGTGACCAACCAGAGGCTCTATGAAATGGCTGCCAGAGGCTTGTGTGTTATTGTGGGCGTGCGGTCGCTCCCCCGGGAATACGAATTCATAACGCAGGCATTTTATCCTGAAGACATATAGTTTAAAAGTCCGGTTTTCCGGACTTTTTTGTTTCCCCTCATACCCCTTTTTCCCCAGAAAAAACATTTTGGACAATCGTGCGATCTGTTCGAAAACGGGCGGCCTATATATTCTTTTTTTTATTTTTTAACTTTTAAGAAATATACCCTTATAAAAAATGAAGAAATTTTCGTGCAATCGTGCAACTGCGTTTTTTTTGATTATAATATATTGATATATAAATATTTATGTCTGCACGATTTTTGCACGATTCCGTTCGATTTGTCCAAAAACGTATTTTATGGCTTTTTGTGCGTGGTTTTACATTTCGTACGAAAATCGTGCGCGAATTGTGCAGTGTACAATATATTGATATTCAATATATTACAATAATGTTAATCATCAGATCGTACGGTTGCACGAAAATCCCCCCTTTGTTTTTCAAGGGGTGTTGCAACGGCCTTCATGATTCTTTTGGAAGCCGGTCCATCTTTAGCCGGTTGTTCTTTGACTATCTCAATTTAAATCATTACTTTTGTATAAACACATAAGTATATGATTACCACGAAGATAACGATAGAAAATTATTTAGCCGAATATCTAATAGGCAAGTATGGAACCCCGGACAGCAAAGTAGTCCGCCTGCCTTCAGATCTTGATTTGTACCATTTCGTCTATGATCTTTTGCAGAAACGTCCTGCCGGATGCCCTGTGGATAGCGGAAATCTGGAGCTTGTGTTGCCGGAGCGCCGAGAGGCACACCTTCCGGGTGGCAAACCTTTGGCTACCTATAATTATATAGGCGAGAGGGGAGCCAAAATACTTTCCAGGAAGATAAACACAATGATGCGTGCGGAGCTTCATGACCTGTTTGATGAAAACAAACATGTCTATGGTATAGACTACATCAATTCGGCCTGGTACTTTCTCCGGAAGTATTGCATTGAGAGTCTGAGCGTGGAAGCACTTCTGAAAGATTACCAGCGCTGGCGGCGGAAGATGCGCCGTAAAACCTCCGTTCGGGAATATAAACACAGATAATTTTATGTAACGTAGCGTGTCTTTTTGTCCTTTCCATGTCCTTTTTGGAGGTGTTTTTATGTGGAAAAACGGTCTTTTCATGACCGGGTGTGATGACCGCTTCTCCGTGTCCTTGTTCATGGATGGATCTGTTCTTTATTTTGCAGGAAAAAAGAACGGATGAATCGTATTCAGTTAATATTCAATGAAAAATGGGCCATGGCTAGAGAGGATTATTACAATCTGGTCTCACTGATCCTTCCTTCAATACATTCCGGCAATTTTAAGGAGGTAGAGGCATTTTTTGAAAAAGATACCGTGACCGCATACGCATCGGATCTGAATTTTGTGGGGCGGTGGAATTTGGAAGACAGCGGTCTTCCTTCCGATTCGGTTGCCGTTATTGTGCTGGAAGGGACGCTCTATTCCTGGGAGACGTTCCGCCTTCAGGAATATATTGCACAGGCGGCAGCTAATGACCGTATTGCAGGCATCATTTTGTGGATAAATGGACCGGGGGGAATGATTACCGGTCTGGACAATGCGTCAAAAATGATATCCGAATGTCCCAAACCCGTAGTCGCTTACATTGCCGGAGCTTGTGCTTCCGCACATTTTTGGCTGGCATCAGCCGCAGACAAGCGCTTTCTTGGCTCGTTGATGTGCGAGGTGGGTAGTATCGGTGTTGTGGGTACCTATTATAATGCCAAGGAGGCCTTGAAAAAAGAAGGAATCGATTATCGGGAGATTTACCCGGATTCGGCCGACTTGAAAAACAGGGAACACCGGGAGATTGCGGAAAACAATAACGAGGAACCTTATAAGGAAAAGCTGTCAAAACTGCACATGATGTTCTGCCGGACCGTTTCGGAGAACCTTTCCATCGCTTATGACAAGGACTCCCCCGTGTTCCGCGGGGCGACCTTTATGGGTGATGAAGCGGTCAGGGAAGGACTGGCGGACGGTTATAACACTTTGGAGGGAGCTGCGCGCTGGATTCTGGCGCAGTCCGTCATCAACAAGACAAATCAAATCTTTTAAATTTTTATTTTTATGGGAAAGTATTCTAAAATGTCCACCTTTGCCGGCGCAATCCAAGGATTGCTGGGGCTGAAAGAGTGGAAGAAGGCTGAGGACAAGGATATCCTCGATGCCGATGATGTAGCCAAGCTGAAAGAACTTGGCTTCGATGAGAAGTTCATAACTCCTTTCGGGGAAGCGTTGAAAAATGGTTTTAAGGATGAGGAACAGCAGGCCGGTCCTGTTGAGAACTCGGGAGAGGCGCTGATTCGTGGTCTGCTGGCGCAGAAAGTATCCGAAATGGCTTCCTTGCAGGAGCAGTTGGATGCAATAAGAAAGACAGACGGGGAAAAGACGCAGGCCATCACCCGGAAAGATACCGAAATAGCGGAGCTGAAGCAGAAGATTTCGGTACTGAGCGCATTGCCGGAGCCGGACCATGGTGCGGGTGCCGGTCTGAAACAAAATACGGGTGCCGGTGCCTTCAACCTGGATGATGACAAGCAGCTTGGAGGTATGCAGGGTGAGATGTTCGCGCTGGATCGTCCGTATAACATGCGTGCCCGTGCCGCTCTGCTCGCAAGTCAGGGAATCAATATTCAGGTCCGTGCAGAAAGTTCCGTGGATTACGGCCGTCTGAAGGAGGACCTTGGTGCGTTCTACCGCATCCGCTGGCAGGACCGTTTGCAGTCATTCCTGACCAAGCTCCCCAGTATCGAGAGCATCTTCCCGGTGGAGAGCGGATATCAGGATCTGGCCACTCTGGTCAACATTTGGCTGGGTGAGTTCTCGCAGGCTGACAACACCTCCAGTGATTTCGACAATGTGACCAAAGGTGAATATGAGTTCGACAACGAGACATTGCGTATGTTCAGTGTCATGTTCGCCCATAAGTTCCGTGACCTGAAGCAGCTGGAAAAGACCTGGATCGGCTCTCTCAACAAGGAAGGATCACAGGCGATCAAATGGTCATTCATTGAATACATTCTGGCGGAAACAGCCAAGAAGCTGCATAACGAGCGTGAGCTACGCCGTATCAATGGCGTGCGCAAGGATCCTGACCTTAACAAGCCGGGACGCGCCATGGAAGCGGCCGACGGGCTGTATGAATGGCTGAGAAAGAAGGTTGACGGTTTCATTGACATTAATAACGGGAAGACCGTTTACCAGATCAAGCCGTTTGTGTTGGGTGAGATCACGGAAGCCAATATCGGTGAGAAACTGTTCCAGGGTACGGGAATGATTCCTGCCGTGTACCGTGACAGCGGGCAGCTGGCCCTGTATCTTCCCAGCTATATGGTAGTATGGTATCACAAGTACAACGAGCTGCACTATGGTGTGAACCAGGATTACAAGGCCAATATGATGTACGTTAAGGAATATCCGGCTGTGAAGCTGATTCCGATTCCGAACGCAGACAATCACCAGCGTATTTTCTGGACGATGGAGGGCAATATCAAATGCTTCGAGCATGTGGCCGGTGAAATGACAAATTTCAGCTTGGAACAACAAGACTGGACGCTTAAGGTATGGTCCTTGTGGAAGGAATCCATCTGGGCGCGTGCGGTAGGTTTCAAATATAACAAGAACTCGCAAAAAAACGGCAAAATTTGGATAAATAAAGTAAGTGTTTGGTATTGAGGAGAGTTAAGCCAAATTCTTCTATACCTTTCCAAATCGCTAAAATGCAGGATAATGAAAGGTTAAGAGAAAGATTTGCTACTTATCCGTTGCCTTTTTTAGCCCCGGATAATCCGGCAAAATAACGCTTGACCACCTGCGGTTTTACCGTTCACCATGCAAAGAACCCTATATTTTGCCCGTAAAGATAACCGTTTTTTTCCGTTTTTCATGGAAATACAGGTTATGTTACCGGCATCCGGGGTTTTATTCTTTGTTCCGCTATAATTTTCATAACTGTAAATAGCTATATATCAAGTAATTTTGCAACATAAAAAAAATAGAGTTATGAAACAGACGGATGTAACGGTTACGTTCTACCTCAAAAAGAGCGAAATGAATGACGAGGGACATTGCCCGGTCATGGCGAAACTTGTTGTCGGCAAATTTTCAGAAGCGGCTTTTAGTGCGAAAATGTCCGTACCCGCTGCACTGTGGGCATCCGGACGTGCCACGGGTAAAAGTAACGCCGCGCGGGAAATCAACCGGCAACTGGACGATTTGCGAGCTTCAGCCATTTCCATTTATGACGAACTGTCAGCCACCCGTGAGAATGTAACGGCTGAAGAAATAAGGAATCTGTTGTTGGGGACGGCTTTCGGGCAGGAAACCCTGTTGGGTTATTTCCGGACGTTCATCGAACATTTCGAAAAACGTGTCGGCGTGAACCGGGAAAAGGGAACAGCACAATCTTACCGCTATGCTTGTAACTGTGTGGCTGCTTTCATCCAGGAGAAATACAAGTTGTCGGATGTTCCTTTCACGGCCCTGAACCGTTCATTCATCGACAACTATGACCTCTACCTACGCACGGAGCGCCGCTTTGCCCTGGGAACTATCGTGTTGCTTGTCACACGGTTGAACACGATTGTCGGGGAAGCCATCGCGGAAGGGATTATCACTGCCGACCCGTTCGCGGGGTATGAAGCCGAACATCCCGAGCGGGAACAGAAATACCTTACCGCCGCAGAGTTACAACGGCTGATGACCACACCCCTGCACGACCCGAAACTCTACCATATCCGCGACCTGTTCCTCTTCTCCTGCTACACGGGTATCCCTTACGGGGACATGTGCCGCCTGACGACGGAGGATCTGGAAGTGGCCGAGGACGGTGAGGTATGGATCAAGACCGCCCGCAAGAAGACGAAAATCGACTATGAAGTGCCGTTGCTCGACATACCGTTGCTCATCCTCGACAAGTACCGGGATATGGCCCCGGAAGGAAAACTGCTGCCGATGTACAGCAACAACGAACTCAACCGGACACTGAAACGTATTGCCGCCATTTGCGGAATTGAACGGAAACTCGTCTTTCACTGCGGACGCCATACCTACGCCACCGAGATCACGCTTTCGCATGGTGTCCCGCTTGAAACCGTCAGTAAAATGCTGGGGCATAGCCGCATTTCCACGACGCAGATTTACGCCAAAGTGACCGATGACAAGATCGACATGGATACCCGGTCTTTAGAGGAAAAGATTGCCGGCCGCTTCTCCGTAGCTATTTAATCTATCATTGACAATCAAATTCACAACGATTATGGAAACGAATAATAAAGAGATAAAACGCCGCAGCACGTTCTCCCTGCTGTTCTACATCAACCGCACGAAAGTCCGCAAGGACGGAACATGTAAATTGTTATGCAAGGTAAGCATCGACGCCAAGTCGGCCCCGATCAATATCAACGCGTTTGTCGATCCATCGCTTTGGAATCCGGAAACCAAAAGGGCGAACGGACGAAGCGAGAACGCCCGAACGGTAAACCAGGCAATAGAGAAACTGACCGAAAAAATCACCGGACATTACCGTCATATTCGTAAAAGCCTCGGTTTCGTGACGGCCGAGCTGGTCAAAAACGCCGTGGAAGGAATCGGGCAGAAACCGTTCACCCTCCTTGCCTTGTTCCGCGAGCATAACGAGGAGTTCCGCAAGCGTGTCGGCGTGGATCGCAAGGAAGAAACTTATGAAAGTTACGAGAACTCCTATAATATTTTAGCCTCCTTCGTGAAAAAAAGGAAGGAAAAGGAGGATGTAGCGTTGCGGAGCCTTGACCGGGAGTTCTACGATGATTTTGAAATATTCCTGCGTACAGATCGTGAAATGAAACCCAAGACAGTACACGAGCATCTTTACCGGTTGAAAAAAATGACCAAGCGGGCTGTCAGTCAGGGTACACTCCGGCGCGACCCTTACGGGAAGCTGCACCCGGAACTGCCCCGGCGCAAGAGCCGCCATTTGAAACTCGAAGACCTCAAAAAACTGATGGAAACTCCCGTCGGTAAACCCAACCTCCAGCGGGTGCGGGACTGGTTTCTCTTCGCTACCTTCACGGGGTTGTCCTACGCCGACCTGAAACGCTTGTCCGAAAAAGACATCACGCAGTCGGACGACGGAACGTACTGGATACACATCCGGCGCCAGAAGACCGAAACGCCCTCGGCCATCCGCCTGCTGAACGTGCCGTTGCAGATCATCGAGAAATACCGCCACGAGCGTAAAAGCGACAGGATTTTCAACCTCTATTGCCGGGGGTATCTCATCAAGCTCACCAGAGAACTGGGACGGACATACGGCTTCGACATGACCTTTCACAAGGCGAGGCACAATTTCGGGACACATATCACGCTCTCGCTGGGTGTGCCTATCGAAACTGTCAGCCGCATGATGGGACACAAGAGCATTTCCACCACGCAGATTTACGCCAAAGTGACCGACCGCAAGGTGGACGAGGACATGAAACGTCTGAAAGAACAGACCAAAGGCCGGAAAATAAATCTCTACGAGGAGGACGAACCGGAAACGGCAGATATTATAACGGTAAACGGTTGAACAGTATAACAAAAATTGATAAATTTGTATGACTATGACGACAAGAGAACCTATCAGCATTGAAAACGGGCGGGTGGAAATCCACACGCCGGAGAACCGTGTATGGCTCACGCGCCACCAGATTGCCGACCTGTTCGGAGTCTTCGTTCCTGCCGTGGGGAGCAACATCCGCTCCATACTCAAAAGCGGCATACTCCGTGAGGAGCGGGTTTACCGCCGGGAGCGCAACCGTGACGGCGGTATTGTCGAGCTGTATTCGCTCGAAATGATCGCCGCGCTGGCTTTCCGCTTAAAATCCGGGAATGCCGAAGCCTTCCGACGGTGGCTTGTCCGAAGGGCCACGACGACCGCCGTCGTCTGGCAGCTCCCCGGCATGAACACGATATTGAACTGAAAAAGAAGAACGGCCGTGATGGCCGTTCTTCTTTTATACCCATTCCTGTCCCCCGATACATTTCTTCCGGGAATCTTCCAGAAATTTCTGTATCTCGGATTCCATGTATAGTACCTTGCCCTGAATCAAATAATAGGGAATGATCCGCGCCGTGCGGTATTCCTGCAATGTACGCCTGCTGATTTTCAGCAGCCGGGACAATTCCTCGTCGGTGACGAACCGCTCTCCCTTGAGTGTCCGGCCTCCGGAGGATTCCAGTTTATCCAGTGCCTTGCCGGCCTTTTCCAAACGCCGGAAGAGATCCGCCACACGCGGATCGTGCTTGTCGATGAAATAATGGCTCATAACGCGGCGGTATTAGGATAGTGCGACGATTGCAGCAGTTTCCCGACATCTTCCGGTTTGTAGAAGATTTTGTGACGGATGCGGCTGAAAGGCAGCAACCCTTTCTCCCGGTAGGTTTGCAGGGTACGTTTCGATATCCCCAGCACGTCACAGACATCCTGGTTGTCCAGCCATTTTTTCAAACTCACGTCCTCCTGCCTGCGGCATAACGCCTCGGCTTTTCTTTCAATGGCTTCCACGTGCCCTGCCAGCGCGTCGAAAGCCTTCACGTCCATACTTATTATTTCCATGTTCTGTTTCATTTTTTGTTTCCCGGATGCCCAAAAGTACACAAATGAACAGTATCTTGTTATCAGCCAGTGGTATATGGACGTATCCGTCTTAAAAGTGGCAGCGAGTGGCGCCACGTCCGGCGGAAACGATCCTCCGCCGATACGGGATCGGCACGCTCCGATACGCCAATCGCCCGTGAAAGGAAATGTTCGCGGGCGATTTATCATTCCATGCAGGGTGAGCCGTGAACCGACTTTCGCGAGCGTTCACGGCATATCGTTTTCTCCCCGTTTCTCTCCCATAACCTTTTCCTCTCTTTTTTTCATGCCGCGGAGCGCGGTATGGAAATCTGTTGTCAGTAGCAAAGGTAGTTACGGGGCTCACGCTGCTGCAAGATCGGGCCGCGGGGCGGTTTGCCGCAAAATCTTCCTCTTTCCCTGCGGGCGAGCGTATTTTCCGACAAAATCTTGCAGCAGCTATCCCCGACACCTTTTGATGCTACCGAAACAGATTCCATCCATACCGGCTCCGCTACGGCATAAAAAAAAAGTCAAAGGTTATGAGAAACGAAGAGAAAAATAAATGGAAACAGAAATCCTCCAACCTTCCACTTGGCATAAAGGCAAAGGTCGGGTTGGCGGTAAAGGTCGGGGCGGTGGCTTTGGGCTTCCACGTGTGGGGTATCGACTTTATTTGGGTCGTTTTGGGCTTCACGTTCTGTTATGACATCCTGCGGGGCATTTTCTCCTGCCTTGTTTCTCTCGTGGCTCTAACCGGCTTTTTCTATTTCCTATTCACTCACATCTTCTAAATTATTACAGGTATGACAAAGTACATTTCATTATTCGGAGCGACTACCACGGACACACGGGTGCAGGTAGTCAAGGAAAACCAGGTAATCATCGGTATCGGTGCGGGTGCGAGCAGAAAGCGTTACGTCGTTTACAAGGTGGAACACACCGCCCGTGGCTACGTGTACCACATGGTCGATACCGAAACAAAGGAAATCAGCCAAACGGACATTCTGCGACCCCTCTCGCAAACATTCGGTATCGGCAGGTACTACGACGACGTGAACCCCGAGTTCATGGACGCTTTCGAGGTGGCTTTGCTCGTGGGGCAGGCGGAAGAGCAAGCCACGGCGCAAGCCATCGCCGCCGCCAAAGAGAAAGCCGAGCATGACCGCATAGCGGAAATAGGAGCGCAGAGGTTACGCCGCATCATGCCCGAAGGGGTGCAGGGCGTAATCATCGCCGAACTCAACGAAACGGAATACACTGACCCCTCTTACGAGTGTTCGACCACCCGAAGCGTGCGTACCGTCATTCTCGGCTTTTCGGCCACCTCCCGCAACGGCTTCGGGGAGTTGAGAAAGGCGGCGGCCAATTTCCCGCAAACGGCGCACCTCTCCGAATACGACCCCAAGAACGAACACCGCTATCCCGTTTTCACGCTCGGCAAAAGTCCGAAATACGGGTGGAGTGTCTGCAAACTGACCCACTACACCCGTGAAGGGTACATCGACAGGCTGGCATATATCGCAGGAAACGAGGAGAATATATGTCTGCCCGAGCCGAAAGACGAAAAACGGGCGGAACGCACTGAAACGAGCGTGCAAGGCGGGTTTATCATCGTGGACTATTCCGAGAAGGCGATAGCCGTATTCGGGGACACCAAGCCCGTCAAGGACGCCCTTCACGCATTCGGGGGACGCTTCAACGCACGGCTGACGCATGACGGGCAGAAGAAAGCGGGATGGATTTTCCAAAAGACCAAAGAGGACGAGGTGCGACGGCTTCTCGGAAAGGACGAATAAATGTTGAACACGGGGCGGCTCGCCGCCCCACAATACCAAAAAATCATGGCACAAGGAACAGATTATTTCAAACTGACGATACAGAACTATCTCGACGCACGGGCACGGGAGGACGAACTTTTCGCACCCCGATACGCCAACCCGAAAAAGAACATTGACGATTGCTGCACTTTCATCATCAACCAAGTACGGCAGAGCGGTTGCAACGGGTTTGCCGACGAGGAAATATACTCTATGGCACTCCACTATTACGACGAGGAGGACATCGACATCGGCAAACCCGTCAGTTGCAAGGTAGTGGTCAATCACACCGTTGAACTGACCGAGGAGGAAAAAGCCGAGGCACGGCGGAACGCCATACGGAAGGCCGAGAGCGAAGCCTACGCCAAGTTGGCGAAAGCCAAGTCCAAACCCAAGAAAATCGAAGATAACAAACTAATGCCCAGTCTATTTTAGTTATGAAACCGAGAACAAAATTCCAACAGAGCGTTGTGGCGGCAAGTAAACACCTGCCGCCGCTTACCCCCGCACAAATCGAATGGGGGTACAAGAACTGCATCGAGCATATCGGACGCCGCACGCCGAAAGGACTTATCACCTGCACCGAGTGCGGCCACACGTGGCAGAGCGAAAACGGAGAACTCACGGACAATCTGTTAGGGTGCGAGTGTCCGCACTGCCACACCCCGCTGAAAGTGGAAACCACCCTGCGCCGCAAGTTCAACGATTACGAGTATTTGTGCATCGTAACCCGCTGCAAGGGTTTTCAAGTCCTGCGCTTCGTCTATATCGAGTGTTGGGCGAAAGTGGGACAGACGCCCGTTTACACCCATATCGAAGCCGTACAGCGGTGGATTGCCCCCGACGGACGCTCCGCAACCTTCGCACGGCTGCGCCCGATGGGCTTCTTCGTTCACGGGTGGAGTTGGTCGAGCGCATTGGAACTGCGGGCGGAGAACGACGGGAAATACAACATCACGCCCACACGCATCTATCCCCGACAACGGCTTATCCCCGAACTGCGCCGAAGCGGCTACGGTAAACAACTCCCCGATGTAACCCCTTTCGACCTTATCCACCTGCTGCTCTCGGAGAACAAGGCCGAAACGCTGCTTAAAGCGGGACAAACGGCACTCGTGCGATTTTTCGCCCGTTCCTCCCGCAATATCGCAGACTATTGGCCGGCCATCCGTATCGCCATCCGTAACGGGTACGCTATCGGGAAACCGACGGAATGGTGCGACTACATCGACCTGCTGCGATTTTTCGGGAAAGACCTGCATAACGCCCATTTCGTGTGTCCCGCAGACCTGCCCGCAGCGCATGACCTCTACATGGCAAAAAAACGGCGGCACATGCAAATGGAACGGCGGCAGGAGGAACGGCGCAAGGCGTTGGAACAGGAAGCCTCGTTTGTCGAAGCCAAAGGGCGGTTTTTCGGAGTGGAGTTTTCCGACGGGGAAATCTGCATCAAGGTATTGGACAGCGTTGAAGCCATACGGCAGGAGGGCGAGGCCATGCACCATTGCGTGTTTACCAACGAATACTATCTGAAAGCCGACTCGCTCATACTCTCGGCCACAATCGACGGCAAACGTATCGAAACGATAGAGGTGTCCCTAAAACGCATGGAGGTCGTGCAGAGCCGTGGCGTGTGTAACAAGAATACCCCATACCACGGGCAAATACTGAAACTGATGAAGGGGAACATGTCCCTTATACGGAAACGAATGACAGCATAAAAATCGGGGCGGCGAAAGCCGCCCGCAAAAACAAAATAGAATGAACCAAATAGCATATAAATTCGTGTCGTGGGACGTTCCCGCACTCGAAAGCCTTGCAGGCTCAAAAGCGTACATATTACGCAAACGGCTCAATGACGGGGGAACGCTCACCCGTGAGGAGAAAGACTGGATTACCCGTGAGGTAAACCATAACACCTATTTCAAGGACTCCATTCCGCTTTTAGGGTATCGTTTCAACTTTGTCGATGTACTGAAAACATTCGTGGTAAAGCAGTACGGGCATTACACGGAATACAAGGGCGTGGACAAGACGAGCATACGCTCCATGTTGTACGGCAGAGTGGAAAGGATTGTCGAATTATAAAATCGGGGCGGCGAAAGCCGCCCTACAAAAAAAAATATAACAATGAAAATCATCTATAAAAGCTACATGGCACGCCCGCTCAAACCCTTCGGGGAGTGGGATTGGGAAGTTCGGGAAGCAGTCAAGACGGCCCTTGCGCTCGTCGAGGGGAAAAACGGGTTCAAAACCCATTCCGAGATATGGCGAAGGTGCAACCTCGTCATTACCGTGGGACACAACATCTACACCACGAGTATCGAGATACGACCACCCGAGCAGGACGTGATACGCCGCAGGAGCAACTGGCATAACGGCTACGCCTACTACTGCAACGGCGTGTTCTGGGCGAACATGAGCAGGGTTAGAGTGGAACTTGTCTGATTAAAAAATTTCGGGGCGGCAAAAGCCGCCCGTAAAAAGCGAGAATATGAAAACGAATGAAGTAAACAAGGAAATCTCCTATGAAACGCTGCTCGTAACCTTCGGCGAGGGTATCGGGCGGCTCAACACCATGTTCGACGACCCGCAGGTGTGGGGCGTTGCCACGCTGAAGCAGTGGATCGACGGGTATGAAACTACGCGCTTCACCGAAATCGACGACCGAACGGCGGTTATCACATCCGAATACAACATGGACAGCGTGAAGGAATGGCTGCAAAAGAACACACCGATTATCAACCTGGAAAAACGATAAAATCATGCGCAAGTACAAATTATTCATCGGCTACCGGCTGCTGGGAGAGTTTTCCGGTATATGGGAAGCCAAAAATTTCGCCGCTGAAAGCGGCATGAGCGGAATTTTCTCGCTCGTGGGAGAAAATTACCGGGACAGTTGGTACGAACCAAAAAAACAGGACAAGAATGGAAACAAAGATTAAAGACATCACGGGAGCGGAAATAACCGTTACCGACTTAAAAGAGGCGGTACGCCAATGCCGGGAGTGCCTCGCAAGTCCCTACCTGATGCCCTCGGGGCATACCGTGGGGGAAAACCATGCCTACATGTTGCGGCAACTGCTCGCCCTGCAAAGGCGGAAACGGGAACACGGCAGGCAACGGCCGTGAAAATACGACGCGAAAAAAATCGGACGACAACCGTCCGATTTTTTTGTTTCCCGTCAATCGACCGCCGTATGGTCGCCCAGCTTCCCGTGCAGTTCACGCCCGATATGTCCGGCAATGCCACGGGGAGAAATTTCAGAGATTGAACCCCACCCGCCATGCGTGTATATGCACGTCTTGAGCGGTTCGGTACGGGAAAGGTAGAACAGATAGCCGTTGCGGAGCAGGATGCCCACAAACACCGAGCCGACCTCGATGTCGGCGATCTCGTCAAAACGTATCTTCCCGTCATTGTATAATACTGCCGTGCCATCCGCATCGGGAATGACGAACAGATCGTCTTCCATGACAATCCCGTGCAACTCGATTAGCGACCCCAGGCATTCACTCGCCGATACCCGGTCGTAATCACCCTTTACCTCATTTGTCGATTTCGTTTCCAT